GCCATTGATCTTCTGGCTCCTGACCCGTTGGCGTATGGGGTGGAGTCGTCGGTGTCGACGGGGTTGCCTGCTCCTGGTGGTGGTGTTCGGTTTGTGAATGGTTTGTCTAGCGTATGGACGGGAACAGCGGATGCTTCCGCGAGCACACTGTCCCAGGACGGTGCTGTCGTGGCAACGAACAGCTTTGCGGCACCGAACGCGACCATGCAGTACGAAATGCTTAACGGCACTTCCGCAAAGGTCGGTGGCAAGTGGGAATACAGAAGCATCGCCGCTGACGTTTCGGCAATCTACAGTATCCTCCCATCAGACCTGCCGGTCGGCACGGTCGTCTACTACAAGATTTCCGCTGACACTAGAATCCGCACCACATTGCAGAATGCGTCGCTGCTCAAACAGAATGATGACGGCGAACGATGGTGGGTTATAGACACCGTAGGTGACCATGCCATTTTTATCGTTGGCAGCGATTCGGGCGGCTCGGGTGTCGGGCAGACGGTCACGCTGGAAAGGTTCGCACAATACACGTCGAGCGACTACGCCACCCTACAGTCTCTCGGTATCGACTGGTTTACCGGGGACACGTATCAGGGTTCTGGTTTCAGGTTTCCTGTGGATTTCGGTTCTGCTGGTGTCGATGGGCGGGCGCGTTTCACGAATGAGGGTACGGCTCCTGCGTCTGTCCGGTTCATGGTTTCGGGTAGTTTGCCTGACGGGTTTTCCTTGCGGTGTGTGGAGACGGGGGATGTGTTGACGTTCCGTCGTCCGGTCGCGTCGGATGATTACGTGTTGTTGGATTCGTCTGATGGCAGTGCGTTGCTCAATGGTGTGAGCCCGGTTTCCGGGTATCTCACCGATGATGATTGGTGGCAGGTCGGCCCGGGGGAGACGTGCACTGTGCAGTTCACGTCGCTTGGTGGCGTGCAGGGTTCGCCGTTGCTGGTGTTGTCGGGTTCTCCGGCGTATTTCTAGGAAATGGGGTTGTTATGAGGGTGCGTATATGTGATTTCCCTACCGGGCGCAGGATTCTTGATGTGCCGTTCCTGCAGGCGTCGTGGACGAGCGAGTTCAACGGTGCCGAGGACGTGTCCTGCACGGTGGATGTCAACGACCGGCGTATCCGCAGGCTGGGGTTGGCGAACGCGGCGAGTGTCGCCAAGTCGTGTCTGATCATCGAGGACGGCAACCTGTGCGTGGGAGGCCCCATCTGGAATGTGGCATACGACAGGGATGGGGGGACGGTGCAGATCACTGGCAAGGGCCTGTGGTCGTATTTCGATCATCGTGTCCTGTTGCCGGTGATGCAGGCGTCGGACAGGCTCACCAACGCGGACGGCAGTGCGAACACCGCGTTTGACACGAACATCGTGAACACGAGCTATGAGAACATCGTGAAACGGTGGGTTATGCAGGCCAATGCGTGGATGCCCGAGGCGTCGCGGATACCGATAGCGTATGGCGATGATGTGCCCGGAGTGTTCCAACGCAACATCAAGGGTGCGGAGACGAAGCTCATCGGTGACCTGATGTCGGATATTACCGGCGTGCAGCAGGGGGTTGATATCCGGTTCCAGCCGAGGCGTACCGCGGACGGTCTGGGATACGAGTGGCTGATGTCGTGCGGTCATCCACGGTTGACGTCGGACAGTGTGAAACGTTGGGATATGAGCGTGCCGAAAAGCCCGATCACCGGACTCAAGGTCGAGGTTGACGGTTCCGACATGGCAAGTCAGGTGTGGGAGACGGGTGGCGCGAGTTCGGATACCGCGATCATCGAGCGGGTGGTGGACGCCGGTATGGACGCCAAGGGGTATCCCATGCTGGAGCGGGTGGAGAGCCTGTCGACCACGGTCGTGGACGCTGCGACCGCGATCAGGCATGCGAACGAGACGATCCGCACCAGCACCCAGCCGCGCCAGTCTTGGTCGTTCGATGTCCGCCGCGACGCGACACTGGGCTCGGACTGGGATGCCGGGTATCCGTGCAGCATCCGCACGAAGCATGACCCGTTCATCCCGGACGGTTGGCATGACCTGAGGATCATGACCCTGGCGGGCAGCAGCAGCGACGACAAGATCACGGTCAAGACGGGAGCGGTGTATGGCTGACCCACAGGTGTATGCGTCCGACATGAAGGGATTCCAGGCGCAGTTGGACAGGATCAGGGCGGATATCAGGAACCTGCGCACGCCCACCGATTCGCAGTTCAGCCGCACGGTGGAACGCATGCTGGAACTGGTCGACAATCTCGACAGCAGGGTCGACGCCGCGATACAGGCGAGGTCGTACACCACCGCGCAGATCGACTCGAAGGACCAGGCCACCCTCGCCGCGGCGCAAGGGTACGCGGATACCGGGTTGTCGGGCAAACAGGCCACCATCGGCGTGCTCGACCCGGCCCACGGGGGGACGGGCACGACCAACGGGTACAACAACCTGTTCGCGTCCGGCCCCTACAGGGCTGCATGGGTGCTGTCGGACGGCACGCTGGGCACCAGCCAGTCGAGCCGGAAGGTCAAGACCGACTTCCATGTGCCCGACATCAGTCTGGAACAGCTCCTGTCCGTGGACTGGGTGGGGTACCGGTACATCCAGGACGTCAACGAGAACAGCGACTCCGCGCTCCCCAGGATCGGCATGATCGCCGAGGAACTCGATGACGCCGGTCTTGGCATCTTCGTGGTGTACGACGACACGACGGCCGAACCCGTGGGCATCGACTACACGATGCTGTCGGTCGCCGCCATGCACCTGGCGGGACTCGCGCACCACAGGTGCGAGGACATGGAACGCCGCATCGCGGCATTGGAACAGAAGGAGCAATCATGAGTCTCAGGGATGGATGGCCCGCCGTCAGCAACGCAGCGGACCAGTTCGATATTCGGGCCGCGTTGCGGGTGGACACCGCGTTGGACAGGGATGGCAATATCAAGACCGGTGTCGCCGTCACCGGCAAGAGCCTGAGCGGATTGGTCACCGCCCGTAGCGACATGCAGGTCGACGTGGCCGCGTTCGCCGCGACCCTCGACCGGCAGGGGCCGGTCAAGCTGTACAACGACGGCGTGGTACAGGTCAAACTCGATGCCGCACCCACGGCAAACAGCAGAATCGACGCCATCTACGTCAAACAGATGGAGACCGCCAGCCCAATCTCGGACAGTGCAGACGGCCCCGTATTCGGCAAGGTCACGGGCACGCCGTCGACCAGCCCGACAGCGCCCACGATACCCGTGGGGGCGATGCGCCTGGCGGACGTCACCATCCCCAGCACAGCCACCTCGACCAGTTCCGGCGGCGTCACCATCACACAACGCTACCCATACACCTCGTCGGCAGGCGGACTGCTGCAATTCCGCAACTCGGACGATCTGGCCGCATGGAACGCCCCGGACGGATACCATGCACGACTGCTCGACGGCAGCGAGTATTTCAAGGCGTCCGGTGCGTGGAAACGCGCACGCCCCGTGTACATGCAGGCTGGTGCCGTCGATAGCGCCACGGATTCTAACGGTTACGTGAGCGTGACGTTCCCCACCGCGATGGATGTCGCTCCGACATCCGTGCTGATCACCAATGGTCCCGCTGTCGGCGGTGTGACCAGCCAATACTCGGACCTGAGTCTAGGGCAGGTCTTCCCTACACGGTTTACGGTGTTCAGCCGCAACACGCAGAGTGCAGGTTCGCTGGCTAACAACCCCGTCAAATTCCACTGGCTGGCGGTATGGCAGTGAGGGATTCATCATCGCGAATACCTTGTCAGGAGTGCAATCATGTTTCATCTTGAAATGCTGGATATGACGACCATCGTGGTCGCATTGCTGTCCAGTGGGGCGGTGGCGAGCATCCTGACCGTGTTCCTGACACGACGGGATCGATTGTCTCATGCGTACACGGAACTGACCGCCGCCCAGTCGAACATGCAGGCCGAGATCGACGCGCAGGACAAGAAACTGGCCAAACTGTTCGACGAGAACGATGTGCTGCGCCGTACCCTGCACGCCTATGAGGACAAGGATCTGGAGCGCACGAGGTACATCCGTGGTTTGTATCACTGGATGGACGGGTTGTGTCAGGAGGAGGGGCTCGCCTATGTGAGGACCCACCCCAAACCCAGCCTGCCCGACTCCATGCGCGCCGACTTCCCCAGATTCGGCCAGCAGTAAACCATTCACTTCACCAATCACAGCCTCCGGTGTCCGCCGGGGGCTTTTCTTATGCCCCAATTTAAGGAGATCTAATGTCTAATTCGAATGC